CGATAGAGGAGGTCTTCAGATCAACCGCTCATCTATTATAAACTTTGATACAGCTACATCAATAGAAAAGCGTATTGGTAAAAGCCCCGAAGATGTCATTAAGAAGGTTGTTGATGGAGGAAAGATTTCTCTACGTAAATTGACCTCTACCCTCAGAGCAAAAGATGAGGAGCCTAACGGTAGGATAAATAATAATACAATCCTACTAAGAGTAATTAAATGACCGCAAACAATGTAATAAAATTTCCTATTCTCAATGAAATGAATTCTCCTCCCGGAATCCCTCAATCCGAGGAGGAGTTAGGAACTTATTTTGATCAAAACAAAAAAGAATACATTGATCATATCTGTGATCACTATTCCACTTCTTTGTATAATAAACTTGGTAGTCATGGTTTTGATGTTTTAGATGAAGAATTTATTACATACTTTTCCTATACTGTAGAAACTCTAAGACATTGTTTGTATAGCAGTTTAGATATAGATCACCCATTGACGGATCATATCGATGAGATGATTGATGCAGTAGAATGGGATAAAGATATGCCAAATTTAGATTGACTTATTAATAAAGATCCTATATAATATGTATATAAATTGAAATTAACTGAGTGAAAAAAAATGATACTCGTGGACTTAAACCAGGTGATGATCTCCAACCTGATGATGCATATTGGAGGCAAGAAAAATATACAAATCCAAGAAGACCTTGTTAGACACATGGTGCTTAACTCTCTTCGAATGTATCGCCAGAAGTTTGGTAAAAAATATGGCGAGTTAGTTATTTGTTGTGATGACAAAAACTACTGGCGTAGAGAAATTTATCCTTACTATAAAATACATCGTAAAAAAGATAGAGAAGAATCGGGTTTAGATTGGAATATGATCTTTACCGTGCTTAATGCTATTCGTGATGATATCCGATCAGATTTTCCTTACAAAGTAATTCAAGTGCCTCATGCAGAAGCAGATGATATTATTGGTACACTGTGCAATCGTTTCGGTCATTATGGTATTATGAATGATTCAGCTGAACCTATTTTAATCTTATCTTCAGATAAAGACTTTGCACAGCTACAAAAGTATGCTAATGTAGAACAGTATAGCCCAGCGGGTAAAAAGTATGTAACGTGTAGCAACCCTGCTCGTTATGTACACGAACACATTCTCAGAGGCGATAGGGGCGATGGTGTTCCTAACTTTCTATCAGCTGATGATGTGTTTGTTACAGGAAAGCGTCAGACACCACTCGCTACTAAAAAGGTTGATTTGTGGAATGGGAAAGATCCTGAAGAATTCTGTGATGAACGCATGCTACGTAACTATCGCCGGAATCAACAGTTGGTTGATCTAGATTTTGTTCCTGAAGAAATAAGTGATGAAGTAAATGAAATATTTAATAATTATAAATTAAATGAAAGAAGCAAAATCTTTAACTATTTTGTTAAAAACAAAATGAAAAATATGATGGAGGTGATACATGAATTTTGATGATTTGATCCACATGCGGATTCTAGAAACTGAAATTGGTATTCTTGAAAGTCGATATGAAGAGCATGATACAGGGCATATCCGCACTGCAGTAAATGTTCTTCAAAGGCGCGTTGAAGAAATTGAAACAAATATTAGAAAGAAAATTTAAATGAAAAAAAGCATATCAGAATTGCTTACTGAAGTATCAAAATTAAAATCAAAGAAAGACAAAATTGATATGCTGCGCAGAGAGCATAGCATTGTTCTAGAAAATCTTATCGACCTTTGTTTTAATCCTAATCTGAAGTTTCTATTGCCAGAAGGCGAACCGCCATATAGGCCAGCGACTAAAGCACAGGGATTCGAAATGACGCTCTATGCTAATATGCGTAAGTTTGGTGTGTTCCTTGAGAGTGGTCCATATCCAACAATGAAACCTCACAAACGAGAAGTACAGTTTGTTGAGTTTTTAGAAACACTTGATCCAGATGACGCAAAGTTAGTAATTTCTATCAAGGATAAAAAGATGCCGTACAAGGGTATCACTCGCAAGCTGTTCGAAGAAGCATGGCCAGCATTAGCATCAACATGGGTGGCAAAAGAAAAGGCAAATGGGTAAAACACATCGTCGTAACAAAAGCGGATGGGATGATGATTATCAACCATCATACAAGCAACCAAAGAAAGTTAAGTTCTCCCGTCGAAAAGATAAACATAGCATTGATGAGATAGAAAATGAAGAACGTACTGAAAACGGCACACATAATCGGAAACGGAATATCTCGTAAGTCTTTTGACCTCATGTCGCTCAAGGACAAAGGTAAGGTGTTTGGTTGTAATGCACTCTATAGAGATTATGAAAAGCAAGATTACGTGATTCCAGATTATCTAGTGGCAATTGATAATCCAATCATTGCTGAGATTGAACGCTCTGACTTTCCAAAGGAACGATTTCTGAATCCACCAGAGGATGAGAAATGGGAACCTGTAGAGCTACACTGGGGTAAATCTGATAAGAAAAATTGGAACCCTGCTCGCCCACGCTCAAACGCTGGAATGAATGCTGTTAATGAAGCAATCAAAGGAGGATATACAAGTATCTATATCTTTGGCTTTGACTTCTTAGTTGTGGCTGAAGACATTGCAATGTCAAATGTATATGATGGTACAGGTTGCTATGGTTTAGACACCCGTGCAAACTTAAACGACACTCGTGGACGAATGAATTATCTTGGCTGGATGATTGAACAAAATCCAGATGTAAATTTTTATTTTTGTTATCCTGAAGATGTAATCAAAAGTGGAATATATACACCAGATATAGATAATGTAAATATTTTAAATTTTAACGAGTTAAATGCTTTACTTATGGAAAAAGATACTGTATGATGTATTATAACTTTACAATTATTGTTTGCTTGCTAGGTCTTGTTGGTGTAAGTGTTTATGCTGGTTATAAGTGGGCTGTTAGTAGGGTGCTTGAAAGTACTCTTATTGTATTAGAACAGGACAATATAATTAGATTAGTACATTTGCCAGATGGTGATATTGAAGTTTATAGTGGAACGAAGTTTTATAATGAAGTTGAGAAGTGAATATTGCCTAGGAGAAGGATTGCTCTGCTCCAAAATAGTGGAAAACTAAATAAAATTAGGAGATAATATGCCAACTTATAGTTTTGTTAATGAAAAAACAAATGAAGAATTCAGTGAACTCATGTCTATGTCTGAACGTGAGGCATTCCTTTCCGATAATCCAAACATTCGCCAACTTCCCCCAACTCAGATGAACATTGTCGCTGGTGTTGGCGGCATTCGAACTGATAACGGCTGGAAAGAAAATCTTTCTCGCATTGCGGAAGCTCATCCAACATCTGAGCTTGCCAGTACACATGGTGATAAGTCTGCTAAAGATGTGAAAACACGTCAGGTAGTTGATAAATGGAAAAAGAAAAGAGCAGCAGACACTACAAAATGATCCTCTAACAAATAAAGGGTATCAAATGTATAACAACTCTAATTTAGCTTTCAACGATGATTATGCAAACTTTAATAATCAGAAAACAAAGAAACAAAGAAGAAAAGAAAAAAGAAAGGCTGATCAAAAACCAAATTCCGGAATGTCATTAAAATCAATACAACCTAAGACATTAAATCAATCTCGAACATTCAGAGAATATGAAAAAGGAAATAATTTACTTCTTCAAGGTTTAGCAGGAACTGGAAAAACATTTATCTCAACATATCTTGCGATGAATGATATTTTAAATCAGCATTCAAGAAAGCAAAAATTAGTTATAGTACGATCAGTAGTTCCGACGAGGGACATGGGGTTCCTTCCAGGAAATCAAAAAGAGAAACAGAAAGCATATGAATTACCCTACACTAGCATATTTAATGAATTATTTGGAAGAGGCGATGCGTACGAGTTATTCAAAAATAAAGGAATGGTTGATTTTATCAGCACATCTTTTATACGGGGAATTACTCTTAATAACTCTATTGTTCTTGTTGATGAGTCCCAGAATCTAACATTTCACGAATTGGATTCTATTGTAACACGTATTGGAGAAAACACTCGTATTATTTTCTCGGGTGATTTTAGACAGAGCGATTTAGAAAAATCTGGAGATCGAAAAGGTATCCTAGAATTTATGAAAATTGTTCGTTCTATTAATGGTTTTAAAACAATTAACTTTGAAGAGGAAGATATTGTACGAAGTGAATTGGTCAAGTCGTATATTATTGCTAAATTAAATGAAGGTATCTACCACTAAGTTTGTTCATGATGACAGGTTCACACCTGTAGATTTAAAAGCCACAACAACACCTGAGGGAAGGCGATATGTCACACCCTCGGGTGAGTTGTATGAATCAGTCACCACCGCTCTCGGTAAAGATCCAGAAAAGAAAAAAGGATTGATGGAGTGGCGAAAGCGAGTTGGCGAAAAGGAAGCCAACCGTATTAGTCGCCTGGCATCCACACGTGGCACCGCTATGCATACTATCTGCGAGAACTATCTCAACAATGAAGAAGACTATGTTGGTAAAGCAATGCCAAACGCTGTTGATATGTTCCGTACAATCAGACCTATCCTCGACAAAGCAATCACGAAAGTCTATATGCAAGAATGCGCTTTGTATAGTGACATATATAAGTTAGCTGGTCGGGTAGATTGTATTGCTGATATCAAAGGTCAGTTGACTGTCGTTGATTTTAAAACATCAATGAAACCCAAAAAGCGTGATTGGGTTAAAGATTACTATCTCCAATGCTCTGCTTATTCCTTTATGCTTGAAGAGATGTATGGTGTAAAGGCAGATCAATTGTTAATTATAATTGCTGTGCAGGATAACGAGCCGCAATTGTTTATGGGGGATCCTTATAAATATAAAGACGATAAATTCTTTACCAGCCGTATTGGATAAACAAATGTTAAGATGTATCTTTGTGATGTTTGCATTGTGGTCCATGCAGTTGTTGTTGTTTGCAATGGTATTGTTGTTTTCAGCTTCTGTTAACGCACAAGAATCTTTTCGACAACTTGGAAAGCCAGTTGTTTGTGGCGCACAAAAAGAAATTTTCAAAAAGATTGAAGAAAACGCAGGTGAAACAGACCTTGAGTTTATTGGTATTTTTGAAAGTAGTGATTCGCAGATTGCCTTTTCGGTCAGCAGAAATTTAAAAGCAAAAACATTTACAATAATAGAGACTTCTGTTTCAGGCATATCTTGTATTATTGGTTCTGGTAAGTATGTGGGTGATGAAGAAGCAAGAGGTCCTAAACTATGAACACANCATTAAAATGGTGGATACAAACAGCNNTNATTNNGTTTNCNNCNNTNATGNTNNATCAGTATGGCTGGTGGGAATTCCTATACAACGCTGACATGACAAAGATTAGTTTTGTTATTATTGGTGTATTTTTAATCTCATCCCTTTCAATAGGTTTCATTAGTCTCAAAAGTACCAACTGGGATCACATCGATAGGCTAACTAACTATGTCTGGTTTGGTAGCGAGATAATGGTCACGCTTGGTATGATTGGTACTGTCGCTGGTTTCCTTATTATGTTAAATACAGCGTTCACTGATTTAGATGTGAATAATATTAAAAATGTACAAGAAGCAATATCTAACATGGCTATTGGTATGAGCACCGCTCTTGTTACTACATTGGTAGGTCTCGTTTGTGCAACTATCATTAAGATACAAATGATGATTTACGAAAATACTTGATATGGACACTAACCGATATAAAAGTACATTTGGATTTGTAGACTTACTGTTTAACCTTCTTGTAGGTTTCACGTTTCTATTCATGCTTGCTTTCATTCTCATTAATCCGGTCGCTAAGAAAGAGGTTCATAACCCAAAGGCTGAGTATCTTGTCATTATGTCCTGGGATGATTATAGCCAAAGCGATATTGATCTTTGGGTTAAAGATAATATAGGAAACATTGTCAGTTTCCGTTCGAAAGACATAGCGTTATTGACGCTTGACAGAGATGATCTTGGTACTCGAAACGATGAATATGTAAACGAACTTCGTGGAGAAGAAACGAAAGAAGTTATTGCTGTTAATAGAGAAGTGTTGAGTATTCGGTCAAAGTCTCCAAGAAGATATATTGTTACAACCCACTTTTATAATAAGAATTTAAAAGGGGATGACACGCCAATAGAAGATGTCAACATTGAATTGATTCAAGTGAACCCATATAAAATTTTAAAAGTAAAAGAAATTGCATTAGAAGAAGTCAAGCAAGAGAAACATGTGTTTGAGTTTGAAGTGCTTGATGACGGTAGTGTTATTTTCCACGATAGTACTACATTGATTGTTGGCGATATAGTAACTAAAGCAGTGCCATATATGGATCAACGATAATGGATATGCTCTTCACATCAACCAATCTTTTAATGTTGTGGATATTTGCGGGGATTATATGCTTTATCCCCTTGGTTGCAAAAAACGCCTTTTTTAAGTATGCAGTGGTTGCTGTTGTTCTCTCTGTTGTCTACACGACATTCATGGTCAACAAAGAGTTTATCGGCAGAGCCAGATACGAAGCGTTTGTGGAAGAGTTTATTTACAAGGCATATTCTATCTCAAAAATTGATAGTGTCAAATACATCACACTATGGGTTCACGATGGCAAGGATGATCTGCTTATCCGTTTTCCTCATACCGACGAGAAGCAAAAGCAACTCGAACAGGCTCAGAAACGCTCTCGGAAAGGTATTCCGCAGAAGGGCAAGATGTCACGGAAGAAAAACGGTAAACTGTTTAACGACACCGAGACTGAATTAATGCTCTATGATTTTCCCTTCCAAGAGCAGTTCCCCAAAGATTAAATCTTTAATCTAATAATCCTTGGTAAATTTACCACTTCAATAACAGTATCATTCTTCTTTTGTAACCTTGCTGCAGCTTCGTATGCAAGGCATTTAGCGTATGGTATTCCTTCTTTCGTCATTTTATTCATAGTATAATCCTTCAAGTTTCAATTATACTATTATAACCCATGGGTATTAATATCTAATTAAAAATAAAAATAATCTTTTTTTAAGAATCTTTTGTTATCAACGACTTAGCAGGTACGATTTCTATTGACTTTATTATTAAAACAAGGTATTATTATTATAATGAATGATTGAAAAGGAAATGATGATATGAAATACACAGAAGTTAAGCAGGCTTGGTTTGCAGAAAGTTCAGATCTTACGCTGGCAACTCAGAACCAGATCAATAAACTTTGCAACGAGATTGGAAACGATTATCCCCAGATGCGCTGGGACAATCTGCAGGAAGAAATGGCCTGTTTGCGTGCCGACGCTAAACTTGAATTTGGATTTTAAAAGGACCAAACAACATGACAAACAATGAAATGAAGAAATACACATTAGGTAACATGGCTGGAATGTTGGAGCAAATACGTCGGAAAGTCGATGTCTTGGATGCTTTGGATCGTGATACGACCTTTTCTGATTCTTATGACTTGACTGATCAACTGTCCACGATGTTCCAGACTCTGAAAGAGTTTGAGGCAGTGGTACAACGAGCTGTAAAAGTGGTTCCTTCAAAATAAAAACAAAATAACCCTTGACTTTATTATTAAAACAAGCTATAGTTAGTATAATGAATGATTGAAAAGGAAATGATAATATGACAAACAATGATTTTGAATCATATCGGTCCCGCGAAATGAAATTACATACTTTAAATGAAATGGCAAATCTGGTTGCTGATTTTGCTCAGAAATTGCAGGTTCTTGAATCGTTAGATCATGACAATACAACATCTGGTGCTTTTGAAATACACGATCAATTGACTTCGTTATCAGCAACTATGGGTAATTTGGACAAAACGGTTTCTCGGGCCCGATCAGTTGTTGTGCACAACAATGAAGATAATGCTTGACTTGAAAAGGAAATTGAAATGAGTATATTAGATAAAATGACGAAAGAAGAACTTTGTAAGTTGCGTCTTCGCTTCATGGCAAGAGAAGCAGAATATGCTCAAAAGCGCCGTGAAGTTGAGCGCCAACTCGTTCTTCTAGAGGCTTCCTATTGATAAATCTTTTTTAATAATAATTAAAATAACCCTTGACTTTATTATTAAAACAAGCTATAGTTAGTATAATGAATGATTAACTTGAAAATGGAGATGTGACATGGCTTATGATTATTTTTCAATTGGTACTGATTCTGACTTCCAGTTCAAAAGAGCTACTGTACAGAAGTTTCAGCCTGATACGATGCTAAACGATATGAAGATGCCTTGTGAAGGTTGCTCAAATGAAGAAACCTGTGCTGCCAAGATTCTCGAATGTACTGCATTCCGCACTTGGTCTGTTTCTGGTAAATATATTGAGTCCAATATCCAACGTCTAGTCCGAGGGGCAAAGTAGCGTAACATGACAACATCTGTTAGAGGGGACAAAACAGTTCGAGGCGTGTGGCTCGATGTATATGAAGATCAGCAATATATCGGTAAAATCTATCAGATGAATTCATTGTGGTGGAAATCAACACCAGCTTACGGTGAATATGCTGGCATTGTATTTGCCAATAGATTCAAGAAGCGCAAACATGCTATTGAGTTGTTAAAGAGGCAGTATCATAAAACCCTCGTACAATCATAATCTTGCGTTTGGTTCCCTTAGACGGTGGCAGACATCCAACAATGAGGAAAAAGCTGCATTCCGTGATTACATAAAACAGGAGTTACTCAACAATGAAATTCAAGAAACTTCCGAATCAGACATCGTTTGCAACAAAACGTCAATTGATTGAATATCTTCGTAAAGCTGAAATTGCTTTGATTGAAGCTGGTAAAGAAGATGCCGCATTCTATTTTGAAATGTTACGTGATTCGCTTGACATTAAAATGGATAAGGGCGAGTTTTTATTTCAACAGAAGGATCTTGGTCTATGAATTGGAATCCTAAATGCACGATATTGAAGAACTCAAATCATCCCGGGTTACGAGAGATTCATACTACGTTACGAGAGTACGAATCTCGTAAAGACCTCACTCCAGCCGAACATGCGCATTATATGGAGCTTGCTGTACTAGAATCTGAAGGTGAAAAATATTTCCCCCTACATTAATTTTTAAAGATAATGTAAATTAACTGTTGTCTTTATTATAAAAACAAACTATACTTAGTATAATGAGACAGCAGTTGAAAAGGAAATTGAAATGACAAATTTAAACGAAGTAGCAATTGGAACGAAATTAACTGGTAACTGGGGTGCAATGATCCCTTTTTCTTATGGTACAGTTACTGGTATCATCAAATCGGTAAGCGGGGTGTCAGTTCCTCCAGTTGCTGTCGTGCAATGGGATGATGTGGGTGAGGCAAAGTATACTATATCAGACCTCAAATCTGCATTAGATGACGACAGAATTGGTGTTTATATCGGCGAACGATAGTTTGTTTTTATATGGAAATAACCCTTGACATTATTTTAATAACGTAGTATAGTTATTATATTGAATCAAACAACAACTGAAGGAAATTACATTATGTCACACGAATTAGAAATTATCGCTGGTAAGGCTCAAATGGCATACGCTGGCGATGTGCCTTGGCACGGTCTTGGTACTAAAGTTCCTGCTGATCTTACTCCTGATCAGATGCTTGAAGCTGCTGGTCTTGACTGGGACGTTGAAAAGAAAGACCTAACTTTTGAAGTTAATGGTGAGCAGACTGTTGCTCCAGGCA